ACGCTTTCGTAGAAAAGACCCAGAGCATCTCTGCGTTTTTCGTGTTTCTCTGGCGTGTTCATGTTAGTTTAGCGTAGTACACTGTATTTTAGATGGTTGTGTGAGGATTTCAGTATATCCTCACACTTTCTTTACGATTGAGGTCCCCAACCATCATTTTCGGGGACACAATCATCATCGTCCACTCGATCGACGGATGCAATGTCACATACTGGCACCTCATGCTCACCTCCCACAAGATACCATGGCATCATCTGACCATGATACTGTGGATGTGCTTGATACTCAGTAGTATACTCTCGATCACCGAGATACATTAGTTCGGTTGGGGGAATATCGTGATCGCGTAACATTGCTTGTAGCTGCAAGTGCGTCAACTCGGGTTGCGTAGGTACTTTCATTAGATCTCCATTGTTTACGAAGTTGTTGGTATTCAGGGTCATATGCTGCGAGATCTCGCATTTTTTTAAAAATTTGTGCTGCCCTTGCTTTTACATTCGTGAGGCAATCTTCCTCACAGGTAGATACACTCCCATCTTCTGCATATTTGCGTCCCGAAGAGTGATTGGCATACCGTCTGGCACGAGTGAATCCCATCTCAAGAAATTTCCTTGCCATGTCCATCCCAACGAAATCATTCCGTCGTTTATACTCACAGAACATTTCGTATATTTTATTAGAACTTTTAGTAGCTGTTTCTTCATCTACAAAACGCCAGTGAGAACAAATGTCGTTAGTGTAAGGGCGTACCAATAGCACTCCTTGCTCTCCCCTTCCAATACGATAAAGTTGGCGAGTTTCTGTGTCTGTAAAGTCAAGGTCCTCATAAGGGAGTTCATAACAAAATTCAAGCATGGTGGATTGCTCGCTGACGCTATCTTACCATGCTCTCAGACGGGCGTCAATCCCCCGTCTCAACATTCTCAAAGACAATGTTACCATTCTGGTCAAACACCAGCACTCTGAAGTAATGATCAGCATTCTCATATGCTGAGACTGGTGGGAACCACTCAGATGCATTAAGAACTGCTACTTCTTCGCTACCATATTCGATAGCACAGTCTCTCTCACCACCAATAATACTGATGATGTCATCTGGTACATAACCTTCTAGTTCTGCAAGACATGCTGCTTTCTGTGCATCATCAAACGTTGCCCACTTCTTATTCTCAAAGTGCAGTAGGCATACATTATTCATGGCACAGTGACTGCCTGCCAACTCATATACTGATAGACTTTCGATTGCGGTGATCATCCTACATCCTCCCCGTTGTCAATTCTAGAGATGAGATCATCTAGAGAACGTTTGATACTATCTAGGTTCTGATGTTGATTGCTCCATGGTGTACCTTCAATACCAAGTGCAACAGGATTTTCTCTCATAGCACGGATCATTGCATCAGTGTACATTCTATCAGTAATATCTCTAACCATGAGATACTTCACCATCTTATCCTTGAACTGAGTATAGAAGAAGTGAGCAGGTAGTGTCCACTGATCTTCAGTGTCAAGATAAACTGCATCAGGATTGTTTGCCTTGTATACATTGACAAATGCATCAGGTGACATGGGGAACTTGATTGTTTTAATGTCCTCAATGTCAGCAAAAATTGCAGGAAGATCTCTTAGTTTAGTGCGATATGTAGTGTACAATGCTTTCATATCATCAGACAATGGACTGTCTGGTAGCAATGCAAAGTCTGTTTCTTGTAGTAGGAAGTTGCGAGCAAGGCGAACAGTGAACCATGTCTCAGTTCTAACTTCACCATACATGCGTCCCATTTCTTCTTGGAACTCTTCATTCTGTAGTCGCTCGATGTTCATGAAAGTATCTTTCAAGAAATCGTAGAACTCTCTAGCAGCATCTACATCTGACTGCTCCATCTCATAGTCTTTCCACTCATACTGACCAGTCTTAAAGTTCTTGACAAACTTTCTTCTAGTACAGTGATAGGTATTGTTATCATACCAAGTAAATTCAACTAGACGATCCTTTTCAGTATCCCAAAGAGGATACAACTTAGGACGTACAGTATCAGTCCAATATGTATCAGGGACAGTCTTCATGATGCCTCTATACACAATAGAGCGATCCATCAAATTCAATTGCAAAATCAAATTTGGTACATTACTGTTTGCTACGATACCCATGAGAGGCGAATATACTATGTGCTGAATGTATTTAGTATGCCTTGATTAGATACTTGACAAGGAAATATGGTTCAATCAGTGGCACCTTGATGTCTGGATCAAGTGCAGCAACAGGAATAATTGGACTTGCAGATGATAGTGTCAATGTTAGATCATTTGCAAAGATACCAGATGTATATGTAGATCCTGCTTCACCACGAACATCATAAGTTTGAATATCATTTGAGACTGCCATCTTACCCTCAGATGGTACAAATGTCAGTTCTGTTGTCTGCTCATTCTCAAATGTAACCTCAAGTATACCATAGTTATCTGTGTTATCCGCATTGTCATTAGAACCACTAGCAGCACCTCTATTCTGTCTAATAGAGAAACGTGCAGTCTCTACCTTTGCTGCTTCAGGAAGATCAATACTGTAAGTATACCAGTTAGTTGGATTAGTACCAGTGCCTGTACCATCGTAATTAGATGTAATTTCACTTGCAGATGGGATGGGAACTAGGGTGCCAATAAATCCAGATGATGGGAAATTCAGACTTTCATCAGTATTATAATAGAGTAGTAGTTCATCTCCACCATTCTCGGGTAGATCACCACCATTATTATCGTTGCCTCTTGCTACCTTAACTGTCATTCTTTGGAAGTCACTAGCATCAATAGTGCCAAGTGTGACAAATCTATCATTCTGTGTGCCACCAAACTTCAAATAAGTTGTTGGTTCATCACTGCTTTGGAGTGTCAATCCTGTTAGAACACCAGTTGCTTCATCAAAACCTACGGTAGCATAGTTCTTAACACCAACACCGTGTAAAATACGAACTCGTGGTGCCTGTGTGTATCCAGATCCAGAGTTAGTCAGTGATATACCACTAATTTTATTACCAGACACAGTAACACTTGCGGCAGCGCCTGATCCACCACCACCTCCTTCAAATACAACTACAGGTGTTTGTGTAGTTGGTAATTTAAATCCACCACTAGTACCAGAACCACTACCAGAAGAGAAGAAGTTCATACCATTATCTTGATCACCAGAACCATCGATGAATACATCACCAACAGAAATACTTTCAGTGCCTCCTTCGTATCCAGTGATAGTTTGCCAAACAATCTTAGCATAACCATCAGAAGCAGTGCTGGATGATACTCCACTACTACTGACACCAGCACCACCTTCACCTACACTGATTTGAATACTAGACTGACCTTGGAATGCATCAGCAGGGATAGTACCAACATACAGACCGCCTGATCCACCGCCACCACCACCAGAAGTCCAATATCCACCGTCTTCTGTGACAACTGCTGTAGCATATCCATTACCATTATTAGTGTTAGATTGAGAGGTAACTTCAGAAAAATAATCCATGTGACAAGAAGAAATGCCACGTCTACCGCCATATCCTTCCTCGTGACCACCAGAACCTTGGGCACCACCACCCGTGCCAGAAGCACCACCTAGACCAGTTCCATCAAGACCACAGCCTCCACCGCCGCCGCCTCCGCCGCCGCCTGTGCAACCATAACCACCGCCAGTACCACCACCACCAGTGTTCAAAGTTGTACTGCTGCCACTTACTTCTTGAACGTCATCGCCAGGATTAACTGCGTTTCTGCCGTTCTGACCACAGGATCCTTCACCAAATCCTCCACCACCGCCACCGCCGCCAGCACCAGCAATGATAGTGTTACCATTCTGTAGTCTAAGAACAGTAGCAGCACCACCGCCGCCACCATCATTACTTTCATATCCATCACCTGCTCTTCCACCTTTACCAGAGTGAGCAGCATTTGCTTGACCATTATATACTCTACCATATTGCCCTGGTTGAACTCTGAATATTACACCTGATGTTGGGTTAGCATATTTTGCTGTGAAAACTTTACCAGCGCCACCTGATCCAGCAGTACCGCAACCATTGCCACCAAAATTACCACAGAATCTACCACCACCACCTGCTAGTGTCCATGATAAAGAGACGATGCCATAGTTATCATTAGATGCAGCTAAAGTCCAGTCTTGATTAAGGTTATCATTATTATACGAGAAATCATATTGTTGAGTAAGAATATTGACTACAGGACGTGATCTGCCCCCTGTACCATTGTAACCAATTGAGTTTACACCAGCAGAACCTTCTGCATTTTCAGGAACAACATTCTTATCTTCTAGATCTTTATTCCAATATCTACCATTACCACCATCTCCACCATTTCCACCAGTACCTGCACCGTTTTGTACAATAACAACATCACCAGATATAGAACCAGAGATAGATTGAGTTCCTGCAGAACCACCAGTGCCACCAGTAGTATCACTAGCAGCACCGCCACCAGCTCCACCACCAGCAGTCATAAGCAATACGCTACCACCAGAAACACTAATAGTTGAACTACCACCACTATTACCTGCAACATCATATGATGCGCCAGAACCACCAGCACCAACTAGTGTAATAGATGCTTGGTCAACACCAGATGGTACAGTAGTGTCATAGTCTCCTGGTGATGTAAATTCAACAGTTGATGAAGAATAAACTGGCACACCATCAGTAACAATAGTTCTACCACCAACCAAACTGACACTGCTGAATTTTTTCATGGTTGGTGTACCATAGCTGGTGATCTCTACATATGATCCAGCACCAGCACCACCAGATGCATAATAATAATTTGGTTCTTTAATAGATCCAGAGTTTTGGTCACCACCACTCCAGTTGAAGATGTCATATGTACCAACACTACCATCTAGAATAGGTGCTTTAGATAGAACGTGAGTGTGGTTGTATGCAATACCACCAGGGGGCAAGAAACTATTAACTTTACCTGTCGATTGCTTGTATGATACTACATATCTGTCACCTGATACTGCCTGTGGAGATGGTGTATCCTGTGGTGCTTCAGAGTGTAGCAGGAAGTGTGAGTGCTGTGGAGCACCAGCAATTTTTTTCTCTTGTAGTTCTACACTAACTACCTGACCACCAATAATAGATGCTTCTACACTATCAAAGACATTACTATATCCTGTCGTGGTAATATTTCCCAGAGCAAATTGATCTTTCTGGGTCTGTTTATCCATGTACCAATTACCATCAATGGTATTGATACCTACACCCAGTTCAGAGTTACCAACGTTAGGTGTGTTATTACCATAAACAGGACCATTGCCTACAATTCTCTTTGCCTTGAGATCAGGAACTTTAAACGTTCCCATATTTGGATCTGGCCAATAATCATATACATTATTACTATTGATAGATTGGATCTGTCCAACCTCAGAGTTTATTCTGAGTGCATATGTTGGTGTTGTACCAGCATTGGAAGATGAGAATGTTACATTAGGTGGATTTTCTGGATCATATCCTTTTCCTGGGTTTGTTATTTCTACACCAGTAATGACGCCATTAACTACAGTTGCAGTAGCAGTTGCCTGCACTGGAGTAACACCCGCAAATACTTGATTGGCACCGCTAGGTGGAGCATCGATAGTTACAGTTACAGTTGATCCCCATCCAGCACCACCAGTTAAGATATCAATACCATCGCTAGCCGTACCACCATATTCGTTACCAATTGCTGCATACAAAGCAGGATAGTGATGAATATAATACTCTGCACCATCGCAATAGATGTAACCTTCATATTGATACTCTGGATTATTCTCTGGTTCTGCGTCTCCAGAAATTTCTGTATATGCGGTGGTGCCACCTCCCAAAGAAGGTACAATTGCTGGTACAAAAGAGTGATCATAAGATCCCTCAACAGACTTCAATGTCTGAATGATAGTACCAATTCCCTGACTATCAGGGAACTTGTCAGTATAGTAGACTTCACGTCTATTTCTATATTTTGGATTAATTGCAACCATCGTCTTTAATACTTAATTAGATATTCCATGATGATGTAAGGACTGGTAACCTGATCAAGAGAAGCAACTTGATCGGTTTGCAGTGTCAATGTCGTCTGTAGATTATCGGGTGACAATAGGAAACCATTTGTCTTAATTTTATATGTATGTGTCCCTTGGGTCAGCAGAATTTTGTGAGAGTGAATGGTAGGATCACCATCATTCTGCACTAGTTCATCAATCTCAGTAAATACGTTATTAACCTGAGGATATGATTGCGCCGTTTTAGATTGCGTGTTACTGTTTAGAGGAACAACGTCAGATAGACTGGTGCCATTAGAATCAACAGGAACACCAGTTGCACCAGTAACATAGGTAGCAGGAACGTTTCCTGTATCATTATAACTACCAGAATCTAGTTGGTTACAACTTCCAAGTCCAAGACCAAAGCTGACAAAGTTTGGTGGTGCAGCAAAATCAATATCTTCTAAACTAAAGTTAGTTCCAGAATTCAATAGGCACTGATATCTCAGAGAGTTTAGACCAGCAGATCCTGCCAAGTCATAGCAATAGTTAGAGTAAACAACCTCAAAACCTGTGTTAGTTTCAACTGGTTGAGATCTTGATGTCGCACCAGATGCAATCGCCCAACATGGTGGTTGGTTTGTTCCAGCACCCTCACTACTAGATCCATTAGGATACTGAGTGTTATCCATCCATCCCTGAATGGGAATGGTTGTAGCATTAAAGTATGATCCAATACCCTGAGATCTTGCTTCTGTATCCTCATTGGTAGTCTTAATTCTCAATCTATTTGTAGTTGAGAAGTGCATGTGAGAATGTAGTGCAAGACTATCAACTGCCTCACTATCAGTGAAACCACTATTGTTAGTACCTTTTGACCACGATGGTTTACCCTTTAGTGCAATCTCCTGTGATGGTACGTTAAAATTTCCAGTATAACTTAGATTAATGACAGTTGTGTTACCAGTAGTTGTACCCGCAGTTGGTGTGGAGATAATACCCATACCAGATCTACGTCGTTCAACCTCATTCTGATCTTCAGTTACAATGTTAATATATGAACCAGCAGATGCACCTGTGGTTGGTTTAGGATATTTGGATCCTAAATCAGGGACAATGAACTCATCATCTCCTACGTCATCAATAACATCATTATTAATGTCACGCCTAATAAACTTAGATGCAGTCCCAGTGCCAAGTATTTCAGCAAGTTGAGGGTAATCATCCGCTTTGTAGATTTTTCCATCACACTTCAAATAACCAGCAGGTAACGCATTGATATTTTCTTCTGCGTTAGGATCAGTGCTGGTTAGTTCAACTGGCCAGGTAATAATACTGCCTGTGCCAGACCCATATTTTGATCTTTCTCTTGAGTAATGTGCAGGCATTAGAACGCTTTAATAAGGAACGTAACAACTAGCGCAGGCATTGAAACCTCAGCAATAATATTTAGGGCGTCATCTATATTTTCAGGCGATACGGTGCCTAAACTGATGTCATTCAAAGCAAATACTGTTGGTGCTGCCAAAGATCCTTGACCTTGGATCATCTCAAAACTACCGTGGTTGTGACCCAAGAAAGAAGAACTATTTGGATCTAACTGAGAGGTAATATTGTTTGTAGTTGTTGGATATGTTCCGTGCTTAAAGCTAAGAGTTTGGTTTGTTAATTGTGCCGAATTGAGTGTTGGTTGTGATAGATCTAGAGTATAAACATAATCCGTACTTGACGATCCTTCTCTACTGATGGCAACAATCTGTGTACCAGGAGCAAGTACCGTGTCTAGATATACCCACATAAATGGTACAACTTCATCCAATTCGTAGGCATTACCAATATTGGCACCAGCAGGCAAATCAATAGAACTGGAAGTAGGTTCGATAGTTACACCAGTAACAGTAAATGCTGCAGATGTGTCAGGATCATAGTTTGAAGTTGGACCGAAGAAATTTCTTCTGTTAGCAACTTCTAGTGGTTTAGGGAACATACCAGTCCATGCATCTTGTGCGTGTGTCTTGACTGGATCTGTAACATCATAAGTGCTAGTATATGCACTACCATTAAACTGATATGTCAAATCATTTGATTTTACTAGACCAGATGGGTGTGCTTGTGCAGGTGGCCATGATGCTGCAGGAACTTGACCCCAGTAGCTAGATCCTTCAAAGTTATAAAATCTGTCTGTTTGTGGTAGTGTAAATTCATGCTGCTCATCACCATAGAATGTAATAGAATTTCTACCTTGCTGCCATGATGGTGCTGTAGTGGCATTAGTTAACTGACATTCTGAATAACCAAAGTCAGTAACACAGTTACCAGTAATACCACCACCAGTAGAAATACCAGATGGTTCAAATGGCATTGGACCAGCAAACTGTGCGGTTGCTCTACTATATGTTCCTGGGTGTGAGTGACCAGGAGTGTGGTTAATACCTAGTTTTCTGTTGATAGTGTAAACTGTTGTACTGAAGTCTGGTGGTGCAATACTAATGTTAGTAAACTTACCACTCATCACCAATGATGGATCAACAGTAAAGTCGATGTCACAGTTGGCGTTGATTGTGATGGGAATAGGTGAATTCAAACTGATGCTACCAAAACCAGCAACTAGTGCATCTCCAGTATATGTCTCAGACACCAATACATTATATGCATCTGTCTGACCATACTGATATTCTGATTGTAATAGATACTCAGGTTCCAAATCAATTGGCATCTGAAGTGTCATATTTGGTACGCGAAATTTTCCCTCATACTCAGGAAATTGTCCCGCAAATGCAGCATCAGCACCATAAGTGTCACCTATGACTGATGCCAACAGCGGATACCTTGAGGCATCCTGTAGTCTGCCATCACAGACAATCCATCCTTGGGGGATGTTAGACAGGGCGAAACCTGTGTTACCATCCCCAGACCAAGGCATGATAGTGCCAATTTTGGCACTTTTCATGAACTTGACTATACCGTATCTTACTGCCATGTTCCTCTTAGAGTTCGACTAACCACCAACCGCGTAGGTCTGTTGGAATTTCGGATGCATCTGGGTCACCCTCTGCATCACTCACACCAACATAGACTAGACCGAAGGATGCATTTCGTGTTTGAACGATCATTTCACCACTGCTCCAAGCAAGTGCAGATGGACCCGCAGATCCTGCTTGTGCCTTTGTACCAGTGGTATCACCTTGGATTGCAACCGCAGTTGTACCGATAGGTAGAGCACGGATGATCAAGCTAGCGGCATAAGATAGGTTGCTACTAATATCGATAAATCTAATCATATCACCAGTCTTAGCATCAGATGGTAGATAAACAACCATGTTACCGCTAGAAGATGGGTTAACGAGATAGTTACCGTTTGGAGTTAGTGGGTTAGAAACAACTTGACCGAAACCAGTGGTGGATGCTGCCAGATATGTCCAGCGTCTACCACCATTAGCGTTGAAGTATCTTCTAATACCAAAGGCATCAATAGATCCATCTTGATACATGATGAAGTCATTAGGACCAGCGCCAGTGTTACCAGCAGATCCTAGGTTATCTATATGTAGAACCTCAGAGGCACTACTTGAACTCTCAAGGATTTGACCCTTGATGTATAGACTTTCACCTAGTCTTACAGATCCGTCGCTGTTATCAACGTCGAACATCAAGTCATTGCTGCAGGTTCCGTTCTCCTGACAGGTTTGCTGATATACTCTCAACTTACCATAGATGTCTGCTCTACCGTTGAGGTACATTCCTGCTCTATTAGTAACTGGGTCAAGAATTGCACCATCACCAGGGTGACCGTCATCGTTAGCGATACCAAGAATAAGTGTCTTGCTATCCGTGCCATACATTCTGAAGTTACCAGCGTTGATGTTAAGATCATCATTGATCGTTAACTTACCACCACCAAAGTATCTTCTGACACCTTTTTCTGGTTGAGATGAATCGTTTGTATCTCTGATGCTCTTAGGCATCTTGACACCGAAGTTAGGATCAACTGTGCCATCAATACTATCTGGGAAGAAGAACTCACTACCAATTCTGATGAATTGCTCATAGTCAAGTTTCTGAGAA